TCAGTTCAATCAGTTGTAAGTGCCGGAACAGTTACTCCTACCTCTTCCAATGATTTAGTTATTATCACAGCTCAGGCAGCTGCATTAACATTAGCTAATCCTACTGGAACTTGGTCACAAGGAAAAGATCTAATGATCAGGATTAAAGATGACGGAACTGCTAGAGCTATAACTTGGGATACTAAATACAGAGCCATTGGAGTAACTTTACCTACTACAACTGTAATAAGTAAAACAACTTATGTTGGTATTATTTACAATTCCACAGATGATAAATTTGATGTGATAGGTGTAACAACAGAAGCATAAGATGAGTTACTATCCTTTGATATCTATAATGCCAAAAGGCTCAGCTTTTGACCCAGATGCTCAGGCATTCATAACAGCGGCTGGTATCACCAACCCTACTCAACAAGGTGCAATAAATACTTTGGTAACTGACTTAAAAGGTTATTCACTTTGGACTAAGTTCAAAGCAATTTATCCAATAGTTGGTGGTACTGCTGCAAGTCATAAATGGAATTTAAAAGACCCAAGAGATTTGGATGCTGCATTTAGATTAAATTTTGCCACTGGCTGGACTCATTCAGCAAATGGAATGACTCCAAATGGTGCTACTTTTGCAAATACATTTTTAATTCCATCATCACAATTATCTTTAAATTCAACACATATTTCTGGATATATAAGAACTAATTCAGTATCACAAGCTCCAATATTAAGCTCTGAGAATGCTGGAAGTTATGACAATGGATTGTATATCTGGCCGCTACAAAATCAAGGTTATTATTCAGTTAGAATAAACGATAATACAAGCACATTTGCAACTGTTACTTATGATATAAGGGGGTTGCATTTAGCTACAAGAACAGCATCTAATGTTAAAAAATACAGAGTAAATACTACACAAATATTTAACGATACAACTGGCTCAACAGCTTTAAACACAAGTAGTATTTATATTGGTGCATCAAGAAATAATGCTAATTATTTTAACAATCAAATAGCTTTTAACTCAATAGGAGATGGATTAACAGATACGGAAGCGGCTAACTTTTACACAGCAGTACAAGCATTTCAAACAACTTTAGGTCGCTCAATAGGAACGCAAACAGTTAGTGACGCAGATGCACAAGCGTTTGTAACGGCTGCAAATATAGTTGACCAAGTTCAAGCAACAGCAATAAATAACTTAGTAATAGAATTAAAGGCAGATAGTTTATGGACTAAGATGAAAGCTATTTATCCAGTAGTTGGTGGTAGTGCAAGTTCTCACGCAGTCAATCTTAAAACACCTGGCACATTTAATTTATCATTTAGTTCTGGTTGGACACATTCAGCTAATGGAATGCAACCAAATGGAGCTGCTTACGCAGATACGAATTTTTCAATTAGTGGTCAAATGACTGCTTCAAATGCTGCATTTGGTATTTATTCAAGAACAAATGACACAACTGGTCTTAAAGTTATAGGAGCATATAATGGAGCTAATGTTTCAAGATGTTGGATTAATTTAACTAATGGTAATATTCAGATAGCTGACACAGGTCAAATTTCTTATACTGCAAATCCTTCAACTGGATTTTTTATGAGTAGAAGGGATGCTACTAATTTCAATCAATCTTATAAAAATGGTGTTAGTTTAGGAAGTGTTACCAATAATTTTAGTGTATTTAATCTAAACTTTTATTTAGGTGCTGCAAATGATGGGGGGAGTCCTAATTATTATTCCACTCATCAAATGGCATTTGCATTTTTGGGAGGTAATGCAGCATTAACAGATACGGACGCTGCTAACTTAAATACTCGCGTAAACACGTATCAAACAGCATTAAGTAGAAACATATAAATAAATTTAAAATGGAAGGAAGAATAGTAACAAATCAACAAGCTCAAGATTTACAAGGTGTATTCTTTGATGCAGATACATTTTTTAACTTTGTTCAAGATATTAATGATGTATATTTTTTATTCTTAAGTGAACAGGATGAGGCAGATATTAAGCCAACTGAATATGCCTACTTATTAGATATTCCTTTGAGTCCGTTTGAGCCTAAGCCAACACCACCTTTTCCACCAACTGAATAAGTAAAAATACATAGTAACCTATTGTAGTTTCAATTATTTTTTGTATATTATATATATATTTATAACATAATAACAATGGAAACCTGGTTAATGACACTCATCCTTTTTATAGCTAGTTTAATTTTTGCTATATTTGGATACTTTTTAAAAATGATACACTCTGATGTAAGAAAAAATACAGAAGAACAAGGAAAACTAAAAGGTAAAATAGAACTAGTACAACAAGAAAGTCAAATAAAATATCAAGCACTACAAGAACTAACACAACTTGAAATTAAAAACTTAGCAAAGAATGTTAGTGAATTGTCAGATGCAGTAAAGTTATTCATAATAAATAATAGACATGACTGATATAAAAAAAAGATGGAATGCTAAAACTCCTAAGTTTTGGAAGAATGTACAGAAGGTTGCAATAGCATTAGGTGCAGCAGCCGGAGTAGTAATAGCAGCTCCAATAACATTACCAGCTACAGTAGTAACAGTGGCTGGATATTTAGTAACTGCAGGAACAGTAGCAGCTACTTTATCCCAATTAACAGTAGAAGATTACAAGGATTTAGAAACAGTAATAACTAAAAAAAAGAAAAATGGCAAAGAAAGTAAAACCACAAGTGGAAATTAATGCTGAAGTTAAGGTAAAGAAAACCAGAGTAAGTGTTAAGAAAAAAGACAAGAACTTAGATGTAGTAGTAGATACACCTAAAGTAGATGTTACAGTAAAAGCTAATGAAGAAGAAAAGAAGTTTGTACTAGACTCTAGAAAATTAGATGTAGAAGTTACTAAGACAGATGAAGGCACTACAGTTAAAGTAGAAGCTCAAACTCCAGTACTACAAAAAGTTGGTAGATGGGTTGCTCACATGATGAGTAAAAAATTTAACCGTAAGTAACAATGTCTGTTTTAAAGAAAGGAAGCAAGGGACCATCAGTGGTTACTCTTCAAGAATTCTTAAAACTTACAGCTGACGGAATCTTTGGTCCTAAAACAGAATCTGCAGTAAAATCTTACCAGAAGAAAAATGGTCTGGTAGCAGATGGTATAGTAGGTACTAAGACTTGGGCACACATGGGTATCCTTAATACAGATAATGCAGAGAATCTAGAAGTAGAAAAAGCATTAGAGATCAAGAAACATTACATGATTCCGGGTACTTATTTTGCTGGCCCTGTTCCAAAGAATTGGATATTCTTACACCACACAGCAGGATGGGAGAATCCTTATCAAGTAGCTGACATGTGGGGAAGAGATGACAGAGGTAATGTAGCCACTGAATTTGTATTAGGAGGACAATCTGTTAGAAATGGAGATACCAAGTATGACGGTGAATTAATCCAGTGTTTTCCAGAAGGAGGATATGGGTGGCATACAGGTACAGGTAACTCTGTTATGCATAGAAACTCTGTAGCTATTGAGGTATGTTGTATGGGTCAGATAGTTAATGGTAAAACATATGTTGGTACACCAGCAGATCCTAAACAGATAGTTAAGCTAGCTAAACCATTCCGTGAATTTCAGTTCTGGCACAGATACTCAGATGCTCAGATAACTGCATTAAAACAATGGATACTATTTGTAGCTGAGAAATATAACATAGATCCTAGAGTAGGTTTAGTAGAGTATGTAAAAGCTAAAGGTGCTGATGGATTTGATGTGTTAGATTTGGCTAAAGCTAATTCTACACCTGGAATGTACTCTCACACTAATGTATTAAGAGGTAAAGTGGACATGTTCCCGCAGCAAGAGTTAATTGATATGTTATTAAGCTTATAGTATGAAACTGAGAAACAACTGGAATAATTCAAAGAAGCAGTGGGATAAAGTGATGGTAAGATTGAGATTATCTAGTTTGGACATATTCTCACTAGAGATAGATATATCAAGAGAGTTTTACCTGCTTACTGTTTTAAACTTTACAATTAAAAATAGATAATATGAAACATGGATTAAAAGGAGTTACAGATGCTACAGTATTCTGTAAGTCAATGCAAAAAGGTGGACCAGCTCCAATGATCAGATCAATGAAAAGCTATGAAGTAGGAGGGGCAACTGGTGAATGTGCGGGTCCTGGAGATAGACGCAAAGGTTGTAGACGCAAAAGTAAATCTAGATCAAAAGGTAGTTCTGAAGAAACTAGAGGAGGTGTACTAGGTACATTAGCTGCAGGAGTACTTGGAGGATTAGGATACGGTGCCTATAAAAAAATGAAATCAAAAGAATAAACTATTACTATAGTTTGTATAGTCCAGGTATTTTCTATGCCTGGATTTTTTGTTTTAAATATATCTAGTTTAAACTTAAAATTGTATATTTGTCTAAACCTTAAATTAAAAAACCAATGGAAAACCAACAAGACCCCGTGGAGAACCTATCTCCAGAACAGTTAACAGCTAGAAAAGAAGAGATGAAACATTTCTTTGAAGAGGCTATACCTTATCTAAAAGCACAAGCTGAATATGAAAAACTATTAGCTGAAATATCTGAAAACAAATTAAAGAGATTACAGTATGATCATCAGTATGCTGTTTCTATGTATCAGATGAATAATCCAGAACCATTAGAAGAAGATCTTGATGAAGAAGGTGCAGAATTAGAAGGAAGAGTTAATTCAGAAACAGCTAAAAGAAAGCTTAAAAAGAATTAATAATGGCACTTGTAAATCAGGTACAGAAGCGTGTCAAGATGCCTAAATGGGATGTTGTAAAATTTCAGATACTTACTTATTGTTATATTAACCGTATAACAATGAGTGAATCTGATTTGAACTGTCTTACCTTGTTAAGTTTTAATGAACCTATTGAACTCACAAATTTTTGTTTAGATGCTTCTGCAGAAGAAGAGTGGATATTTAAATCACCACAAACAGTTAGAAACTGCATTAATAAAGCTGAAAAAAATAAACTTGTGATAAAAGATTCTATCAATAAAAAAATAATTATGCTAGAACCAACTTTAAAAATTCAAACTAAAGGTACAATTTTACTTGACTATAAATTTTTAGGCAATGATACCGAAGAAGGCCAATAAGCTATATAAACAATTATCAGAAGATCTTAATATTGAAGAAGATTTAGTAGATACATTTATTGGGTTTTATTATAGAGTTATTAGGGATCATATGACTGAACTCAAACACCCAAGAATAAATGTGGAAGGTTTGGGTCATTTTAATGCAATGCCCAGTGTTGTTAAAAACGGTATTAAAAGATGCAATAAGTCACTTGTTAGTCATGATACATCAACATTTAAAGCATACCATAATAAAAAAAATCTAGAGACAAAACTTCAAAATCTTATTAAAATAAATAAGTTAATAATTAAGGAACAAGATAGAAAAGATAACTTTAAAAAAACCAAAAATGAGAGTAGTACTAAAAACAATCTGGGAGAATAGAAAAGGGATTCTAGAAGGCCTTAAGAACTCTGTAATTAGAGATGAGTTTGTAGAGGACATTGCCCGCATGAGACATGATATCTGTGATACTTGTGATCATTTAGATACTAAAGGAAAAGATTGTGCAGTTAAAGGCACTAAACCTTGTTGTGCTGAGTGTGGATGTTCATTAGCATTTAAGACTAGAGCTTTATCAGCAGAATGCCCATTAGGTAAATGGGATGCTATAGCTACAGAAGAAGAAGAAGGTAACTTAGAAAATCTTAAAGACTAGTATTATGTATATGAATACAAATAATATGCACGGTATATATGTTCAAGATCCTACTAAAGTTATTAATATAACTCCTGGCTCAACTCTTGGTAATACACCATTTAATGATCCATGGGAAAATCCTATGAGAGAGATAGAAGAAAGAATTAAGAAACTAGAAACAGCTAACAAGTTCTTAAGGTTAAAGATTCTTTCTATAGAGGGTAAGTTTACACAGGAAGAAGTAACTAATATCCGAAAAATGTTAATCTCTGAAGATGAAGCATCTAGAACATTAGCTGAATCAATTATAGAAAATTCATAGTATGAGTATAATCTTTAATGCAAATGATCATAGTTACAAAAGCCTAGATGGTGAAGCTATTGATTGGGTAAGTGTTACAACACTTGTTTCCCATTTTAAGAAACCTTTTGATGCTAAAAAAGTAGCAGAAAAAGTAAGCAAAAGTAAAAAGTCTAAATGGGCAGGAGTTGATCCAAAAATTATTCAAGATATTTGGAACAATGAATCTACTAGATCATTAACTCTTGGTACATGGTATCATAATCAAAGAGAAGATGACATATGTTCATTAGCATCTATGGAAAGAGATGGTGTAACAGTACCTGTATTTAAACCATCAGACTCTAATGAAGAAGGTAGAGTAGCACCAAAACAAAAATTAGAACCAGGCGTGTATCCAGAACATATGGTCTATTTAAGATCAGCAGGTATCTGTGGACAATCAGATTTAGTGGAAGTAGTCAATGGTAAAGTAAACATCATTGACTACAAAACTAATAAGGAGATAAAGAAAGAATCATATGTTAACTGGGAAGGTATATCTGAAAAAATGACACATCCGGTAAATAACTTAGATGATTGTAACTTTTATCACTATGCTTTACAACTCAGCATTTATATGTATATTATATTAAAGCATAATCCTAAACTAAGACCAGGAAATATATTTATTCATCATATTGCATTTGAAATTGATAAGGAAGACAGCTGGGGATATCCTATTGCAAAACTAGATGATAATGGAGATCCGATAGTAAAAGAAGTAGTACCTATTGCTATACCTTATTTAATAGATGAAGTGCATGCTATTATTCACTACATTCATGATAACAAGCAGAACATTAAAAAGAAATAAAGATGTTAATTAAACTATTTGATGTACAAAATAAAACAGTAGTACCTACTGAGCATTGTTATACACTTAAATCTCTTAAAGATCTAATGGAAGATTATCCAGAAGATTATTTAAAAATATACCAGTACTTGTTTTATATGACTTGTCCTGACCCAGATATGAACCCTTTCTTTCATACACCTCATATAGAAAAGGAAAGTTTAATAATGCGTGAAATTGATGCTGAGTTTTCTACAGAAGACATAGAAATATATAATGCACTTAGATTCTGTGAGAAGTTATATGAAACTCCAACATCCAGAGCTTATGGAGGTATGCAAAAAGCACTGGATAGAATATCCAATTATCTTGCTACTGCACAAATTACAGATGGTAAAGATGGTAACATAGCTCAGATAAGAGCATTAGCAAAAGACTTTGATGGAATTAGACAATCTTTTAAAGGTGTATACAAAGATCTACAGGATGAGCAATCTAGCAAAGTCCGCGGAGGAATCGGGCTGTCTTATGATTCATAACTATGAGTGAAATATATCAAGATATACCCTGTTGGGATAATGGTACCTGGACTACTGTTAGTTATGATTCTAGAGATGAGTTCTCTAATGCAATCTTTACTTTATTTAAAGAGCCCGGTTTATATGAGTTTGATGAAACTAGCATCTTATTTAATGAACAAGCAACAATATTCAGAACTCAAAATGTATATTGTATATCTCCATTTAAATCTAAAGATTTTATATATTACTGGGATGATCAAAAAGCTAAATGTAGAAAAGGAGTATTCTATATTAAAGATGATAAAAAATGGTATCTCACTAGAGATTACTACATGTGGTTAAACTTCTTACCAATCTTTGATAAAGAACAACAGAAGTTTGACTTTGCTAAGATCCGAGATGCTCAGTATCATATGGCTTTATATGAACTATTAGCAGAACTAAACTATAAACATGTAGCTATCTTGAAGAAACGTCAGATAGCTTCTTCATATTTTCATATATCTAAGTTATTAAATCAATTGTGGTTTGAGGCGGGAGTCACATTAAAAATGGGAGCTAGTCTTAAAGATTATATCAATGAGAAAGGTTCTTGGAAGTTTTTGTCGGAATATGCTGCATTCCTTAATGAACATACTGCATGGTACCGTCCAATGTCTCCAGACAAAGTCTTAATGTGGCAGCAAAAGATTGAAGTAAGAAAAGGTGACAGAAAAACAGAAGTGGGTTTAAAGGGTACTATGCAAGGTATGTCATTTGAAAAAGATCCAACAAATGGTGTCGGGGGACCAGTTAAATACTTCTTTCATGAAGAGGCTGGAATTGCTCCTAAGATGGATCAGACATATGAGTATATGCGTCCTGCAATGAGATCAGGTTTAATTACTACAGGTATGTTTATTGCAGCTGGATCTGTTGGTGATTTATCACAATGTGACCCTTTAAGAAAAATGATACTTAGGCCACTAGATAGTGATATGTATGCTATTAATACAAATCTTATAGATGATAAAGGTACTTTAGGTTTGTCAGGTTTATTTATTCCTGAGCAGTGGTCTATGCCTCCATATATAGATCAGTATGGTAATTCACTTGTAGTAGAAGCATTAGAAGCTTTAGATAAACAGTTTGACATTTGGAAAAAAGAATTAGATCCGGAAACCTATCAGTTAAGAATATCTCAGCATCCAAGAAATATAAAAGAAGCATTTGACCATAGATCAGTATCAGTATTCCCATCTCATCTTGTAGGTGCACAAGAAAGAAGAATAGAAGAGAAAGAATATGCATATGAATTCTTAGACCTTACTACTGATGAAAATGGTAAACCTACAGCAAAGATCTCTAGTAAAAGACCTATTATAGAATTTCCAGTTACAAAAAGCACAGAAGATAAAACAGGTGTAATTGTAGTATGGGAAAGACCAATTAAAGATCCTGCTTTTGGTCAGTACTATGCATCTATTGACCCGGTATCTGAGGGTAAGACAACAACATCAGATTCATTATGTTCTATATATGTAATGAAAGCTCCAGTTGAAGTAACTAAAGTAACAGGCACAGAAACAGAAACATACATAGAGCCAGATAAGATTGTAGCTGCTTGGTGTGGAAGATTTGATGATATCAATAAAACTCACCAGAGACTGGAGTTAATTATAGAATGGTATAATGCATGGACAGTTATAGAGAATAACATATCTCTTTTTATACAGTATATGATATCTAGAAAGAAACAAAAATATTTAGTACCTAAGAGTCAAATAATGTTTTTAAAGGACTTAGGTGCAAATGCTAATGTATTCCAGGAATATGGTTGGAAAAATACAGGAACCTTATTTAAAGCACATTTACTTAGTTATGCTATAGAATATACTAAAGAAGAGTTAGATGTAGAAACTAAACCAGATGGTACTATAGTAAGAACTAAATATGGTATAGAAAGAATTCCAGATCCAATGTTACTCAAAGAAATGAGAGCATATGCAGATGGAGTCAATGTGGATAGGTTAGTTTCATTCTGTGCATTGGTTGCATTTATGAGAATACAACAAGCAAATAGAGGATATTCAAGAAGAACAATAATGGATGATGCAGCTAAAAACTTGCAAAAGTCAGAAAATTTGTTTAAATTAAATAACAGTCCGTTCAGGCACATGGGTAAATCTTTTTATTCTGGAGGACAGGGAACTAAAAGATCCCCATTTAAGAATTTTAAATAAAAATTATGCAGATTATAAACGCATTACAAGCTAAGAAAGGTGCAAAGACATCTCACAATAGAATGGGTAGTATTACTCAACCACTACAGTTTTTATCTAAAGACTCAAAGGATGATGAATGGGCAGCTTGGAATCTTGATTGGTTGGAATGGAACGGGTTAAAACAAATCCGCAGGAATGCCCGCAAAATAATGAAGAACTATAAACTTGCAAAGGGTATTATTGATAAATCAGATTATATAGTTGAGGAAGATAATGACTATAGAGACATTGTAGAGGTATTAACTAGAGAAGATGCATCTGCACTAGAGCTTAAATTCTATCCAATTATCCCAAATGTTATTAATGTTCTAGTAGCTGAGTTTGCTAAAAGATCTACTAAACTAGTATATAGGGCAGTTGATGAGTATTCATATAATGAAATGATTGAGCAAAAAAGAGCTGCTGTAGAAGAAGTTCTTTTGGCAGATGCTCAAGTTAAACTTTCTGCTGCTTTGCTAGAACAAGGCTTAGATCCTGAATCAGAAGAAGCACAGCAACAATTAGCACCTGATGCATTAAAGTCATTACCTGAGATTGAATCTTTTTTTAAGAAAGACTACAGGTCAATGGCCGAACAATGGGCAACACATCAACATAAAGTAGATGTAGAAAGGTTTAAAATGGATGAGCTTGAAGAAAGAGGTTTCCGTGATATGCTTATTACTGATAGAGAATTCTGGCACTTCCGTATGATGGAAGATGATTATGAAGTAGAGTTATGGAATCCACCTGTTACATTTTATCATAAGTCACCAGATGCAAGATATATCTCTCAATCAAACTGGGTTGGTAAAATTGATATGATGACTGTATCAGATGTAATAGACAAGTTTGGATATGCATTAACTCAAGAACAACTTGAAGCATTAGAAAATGTTTATCCAATTAGATCTGCTGGTTACATTGTAGGAGGGTATCAAAATGATGGTACATACTATGATGGTACTAAGAGTCATGAGTGGAATGTTAACATGCCTTCATTAGCTTATAGGCAATATACAACAATGAGAGCAGGATCCATTTTAGATGGTGGAGATATCATTGCTCAGATTATGTCAGAAGGTGAAGATTACTTTGATCAAGGTACTGCATATTTATTAAGAGTAAGTACAGGCTATTGGAAATCACAACGCAAAATAGGACACCTAACTAAAGTTGCTGATAGTGGAGAAGTTATTACAGAAATCATTACTGAAGATTATAAGGTAGATGACAAACCTATTTATGATACAAGGCTAATGAAAAACAAAACTAAGGATAACTTAATCTTTGGTGAACACATTGATTGGATTTGGATTAATGAAGTTTGGGGTGGTATAAAGATTGGACCAAATATTCCTTCTTTCTGGGGTATGAATAATCCAGGAGGTTTCTCACCTATATACATTGGTATAGATAAGAATCACATTGGACCATTAAGATTCCAATTTAAAGGAGATAATTCTTTATATGGTTGTAAGTTACCAGTAGAAGGCGCTGTTTTTTCTGACAGAAATACTAAGTCAACTGCATTACTTGACTTAATGAAGCCATACCAGATTGGGTATAACATAGTTAATAATCAAATTGCAGATATCTTAGTAGATGAGCTTGGTACTATTATTATGCTAGATCAGAATACCCTCCCACGTCACTCATTAGGAGAAGACTGGGGTAAAGGTAATTTAGCCAAAGCATATGTAGCAATGAAGAACTTTCAAATGCTACCTTTAGATACTAGTATTTCTAATACAGAAAATGCCCTTAACTTTCAGCATTTTCAAAAACTAGATCTATCTCAGACAGAAAGGTTAATGTCTAGGATTCAATTAGCTAATCACTTTAAACAACAAGCATATGAAGTAATTGGTGTTAATCCACAAAGAATGGGACAACAGTTATCTCAAATGACCGCTACTGGTGTAGAACAAGCTACTGCAGCGTCTTATGCACAGACAGAGGTATTCTTTATCCAACACTGTGATTATCTAATGCCTAGAGTACACCAGATGCGTACAGACTTAGCTCAGTACTATCACTCTACTAAACCTTCTAGTAGACTTACATATATTACTGGAGCAGATGATAAAGTTAATTTTCAAATAAACGGAACTGATTTGTTACTTAGAGACCTCAATATATTTTGTACAACAACTGCAAATCATAGAGCAATCTTAGAACAGTTAAAATCAATGGCTATACAAAATAATACTACAGGTGCTAGTATTTATGATATTGGTAAAGTTGTTCAGTCAGACTCAATTTCAGAACTTAATAATGCTCTTAAATCATCTGAAGAAAAACAATCTCAAGTAAAACAACAAGAACAACAGTCAGCACAACAAATGCAAGAACAACAGATTCAATCACAACAAGAGATTGAAAAAATGAAACTTGATTCTAGTGCAGCTGAAAAAGAAAAAGATAGACAAAGAGATATACTTGTTGCTGAAATTAGAGCAGCTGGTTATGGAGCTATGGTGGATGTTAATAAAAATGAAGAGTCAGACTATGTGGATGCTATGAAAGAAATCCGCCAGAGTGAACAATATCAAGAACAAACACAACTTCAAAGAGAGAAGCAGTCTAATGAAAATATGAGACAATCTCAAAAAATGGGACTTGAAGAAAGAAAAATACAAATTCAACAAGATATAGCAAATAAGCAACTTGAGATAGCTAGAGTCAACAAAAATAAGTTTGATAAACCAAATTCAGAAAATAAAAAGAAGTAGTTAGCTATATAGTACAAAAAAAGTAACAGAGGCTTTTAAATTTATCAAGTTTATTTTGTATATTAAATTATAATTAAAAACCAACGTAATGGAAACAACCAACAACCCAACTGGGGAAACCCAGATGCTTGATACTACAAAGGTAGATCAAGTAGAAGTAAACATTGATGAGATCTTTGGAAACCCTGGTGCAGAAAACATCATGTTACCAGATAATAAAGATGATGAAAAACCAAAATCTTTATTTTCAAAAGAAAACATTGATACCACGTTCCTTGACACAACTACAACTTCTCAAGAAAAAAGAGAAGCTGCAGAAAAGAAAGCAGATGTTGATGAAACAATAGCTGAACTTGAAGGCCTAATTTCTCAAGAAGAAGATGCTGGCAATAAAGGAAGACCAAAGGTTGATAAATCTGGTCTTGCTGAACTTGCAAGTAAAATGATTGAAGAAGGTGCTTTAGTTCCTTTTGATGATGATAAACCATTAGAAGAATATACAACTAAAGATTTCAGAGAACTGTTTGAAGCAAACTTTCAAGAAAGAGAAAATAAAGTTAGAGAAGATACTCCAAAAGAATTCTTTAACTCTCTTCCTGAAGAACTTCAAATTGCTGCAAAGTATGTTGCTGATGGTGGACAAGATTTAAAAGGTCTTTTCCGTACACTAGCAAATGTAGAAGAAATTGTACAACTTGATCCTACAGATGAATATGATCAAGCTGAGATTGCAAGACAATATCTATATGCAACAAACTTTGGTACTTCTGAAGAAATTGAATCAGAAATTGAAGACTGGAATGATCTGGGTAAGCTTGAGCAAAAAGCTAATCAGTTTAAACCAAAGTTAGATAGAATGCAAGAAGAGATTATTGCAAGACAACTAGCAGAACAGGAATCAAAAAAAGAACAACAAGCTAAACAAGCAAAAACATATACAGATAATGTATATAATACTTTAGCAGGTGGTGAGATTAATGGTGTTAAGCTTGACAAAAAAGTTCAGAGTATGTTGTACTCAGGATTAGTTCAACCTAACTATCCTTCAATATCTGGTAAACAAACAAATATGCTTGGGCACCTACTAGAGAAGTATCAGTTTGTAGAACCAAGACATGACCTTATTGCTGAAGCTCTTTGGTTACTTGCAGATCCAGAAGGATATAAAAGTAAAATTAAAGACATGGGTGGTAAACAAGCCACAGAAAAAGTAGTAAGACAATTAAAGACTGAAGAGTCTAGAAAATTAGGTTCATCCGCTTCAATGGAAGATGCTGAACCACAAAAGAGAGGAACAGCAAAACCTCAACAAAGAACAATCCCTAGAGCAAACATGTTCAAGAGATTTTAATTAGTAACAATTTAAATAAATAAATAAAAATGGCAACTCCAGTTTTAAACAATGGTATATTCCTCCGGGATACCGCTTACAACGCAAGTTCCCACGTGGATTCTTACCACCTGGTGAACATGCTAAAAGATGCAGAGCCAATGGATTTAGGTCCAGTGGATTTGTGGGCAATGGCCCAAAAGGTTGAAATGCCACTTTATCAAATGTCATCATTTGGTGGGAAAAATGTTATCATGGTAGATAATGCTCGTGGTGAGTATAAATGGCAGACTCCAGTGTCTGTAGATTTATCTTACATCATTGAGGATATTGAACCAGATAATGAATTTAAAGGTGTAGATGGAACTACATTCCGTATCAAATTAAGCCGTAGAGAGTTTGGACATGGTGATATCATCACTTATGACAAATACAACGGTGCTGAGATGTATATTGTACCTACAGAAGATATCATGCCAATTGGTGATGCTTTCATCTATACAGTACAATTAGTTGACAATGACAACTACAAATACTTAGATAGCAAATATTTGGCTAATGGAACTAAAGTTTTCCGTAAAGGTTCTGCCCGTGGTGAATATGGTGAAAGATTCTCTGACATCCAAACAAGAGCAGGATTCCGTGAATTCTACAACTTTGTTGGTGGTGCTGAAGCTCATGTACATTATTCTATTTCTAGCCGTGCTGACTTAATGATCAAAGGTGGAATGAATGCAGATGGTACAGTTCCTGTAACTGAGATCTGGCGTACATTTGACAAAAACATTGATCCATCTGTTACTTCTTTGGAAGACATGGTGAAAGTTATGGGTAAAGACAAAGTGAAAAAAGCATTTGACAATGGTGATTTATCAAGAACTTTCTTGACCACTATGGAATCTGCTCACTTGTCTAAAATTGCTACTGACATTGAAACTTACTTAATGTGGGGTCATGGTGGTAGAGTACGTCAAGATGGTCCAGATGATGTAAGATTGTCTGTAGGTCTTTGGAGACAGTTGGATAACTCTTTCAAAAGAGTATACAACAAAAATAACTTTACACTTGATTTGTTCCGTGGAGAGATCTACAACTTCTTCAATGGTAAAGTTGAGTTCCAAGGTCCAGATCCTAAGCGTTCACTAGTTGTACAAACAGGTATGGGTGGAATGCGTATGGTTAATGAAGCTATCAAACGTGAAGCAGTATCTTCAGGTCTATTAATTCAAGCTGCTGATATCGGTGCAATCACTGGTAAAGGTATGGATTTGAATTTTGGATTTGCTTACACTTCTTATGTAATTCCTTTCTTGGCAAATGTTAAGTTTGTATTGAACCCTGCATTTGACAATATCCATACAAATGATATTGAGAACCCAATCATTGATGGTTTCCCATTATCTTCTTACTCATTCATTATCTTTGATATCACAGATAATACTAATGACAACATCTTCTTGTTGAAATTATCTTGGGATAATCAATTGAAATGGTGGTATCAAAATGGTACTATGGACTACATGGGACGTACACAAGGATTCCAGTCTTCTGGTCAATTCAATGGATACCGTGTTATGATGTCTCAAACAATGCCAGCTATTTGGGTTAAAGATCCAACTAAAGTGTTGAAAATTGTTATGAGAAATCCAATTACTGGTGGATCATTCTAACCAGACACTATAAAAACGGGGAGGGGGTAACTCCTCCCTTTTTTAATTAAAGCTTATTAAATTTAACCAATAAATAAAAAAAACCAACAACAATGGAAAATTTCACAATGGTAGAGACCGGTAAAGGCTCTGCAAGAAAAACGGCAATTGCAATCAGACCGTTCTTTGACAACAGATCTTCTAACATGGGATTAGAAGAATATGGTATGACTCTATTTGATGGAGTTACTCATAATGAGCAATTAGCTTGTTTAGAGATGAATGGTGTAGTAAGATACATAACAGGACTAAATGAATTTTCTCCAGAGATAAATCATTTACCTAAAGATGAAAAAGAAGCAAGAATAAAACAAATTAGAATTGCAGTATCAGAACTAGAAAAAGAACTAGCTGCAAACTATATTGAAACAGATGACTTACAATTTTGGAATAAAGTAAAATTACTTAAGCCAGATAATGCAGAATTCTGGAATAAAATAGTTATCTCTTGTGGAAATGAACCATTATACTTGGATCCAAAAGATCCATTTGATAGAGTAAAACTTTATGCTATTGAGGCCGGAGGGTTTTCAATTGTAGCTAAAAGTTTTGATGATGCTAGATCAAAAGCTGTTCCTCCTAAGTTTTACTTAGATAAAGAAGAAGAGACAGTAATGGTAAGAACTGAATATAAGAAATTGCGTAACAAGGCACTTTCTGAACTTCAGAAATTATTTGATAAAAATAGTGCTAAGTTATTCTACATTGCAAAAGTTGTAGATATTAATAGTACACAATATAGAAAAGCCACCCCATCAGATGTTATCTATGAGAATATGGATAGGTATATTAATGGTGACGGAGGAGAAACTAATAAAGAAAGAGCAGCTAAATCTTTTATGGATACTGCAAATATGGACATGGAAACATTAAAAATTAAATCAATTGTGCGTGATTCCGTATTTTTTAAGTATATTATAAATAAGGCAGATGGATTTATATACCATGCTAAGTCTAATAGCTTACTTGGTAGAAATGTTTCTGATGTTGTGGAGTTCATGAAGAACCCATTAAATGAAGATATTTTAAAAGATCTAAACACTGCCTGTGAAAAGTATTGGAATTCTTAAACTAAAATAAAAATGGCAACTAAAAAGAAAATGCAAGATGGTGGACCTGCCGATGCTATGCTTAAAGCAATGGGTCAAAAACCAACATCTACTAAAAAAACATTGAAATATGTAAGAAAGCATGGATCAGGATATATTCCACCTGCAGGTAAAAAAATGCAATCAGGTGGCACTAGCGGTGGGTATCCTGAAGCTGGAGGTAATACAATGTCTGGAGGAAAAATGACACCAGGTATGAAAACTGGTGGTATGGTAAATCCTAATGCTAAGTTACAAGCAGGTAAAGTTGCTGGTAGTAAAGGTGTTACTCCAGGAGTTAATCCTAAAGCTGCTGCATCTAAAGTAGCTAAAGGACGTTCAGGTGGCACAAGTACTGCTCCTAAGACTGCTTTACCTAAAGCACAAATGGGTAAAATAGTAAAGATGGCCTCTAAT